TTTTGTAGTGAGCCATATTTGAACCCTTTTAAATGCTGTGTTGCTTCAATGATCTCTGTCATCTTATCTGCTGATGTTAGTCTTTTCTTTGCTTCACGTTTTGCTATTATCTCTGCCAGTGAATCAGCACGTTGATATCCTTTACTCATACTATCCTTTTAATTTATGATTAAAGTTTCCTCTTGTAGCAATGACTAATGCACACTTCTTACAGGATGAAGTCCGTAGGTTTCTAAGTAGATCACCTAAGATTTCTTTCTTTGTACCACAATCACACAGGCATTCATACATAGAACCACTTCTGCCATAACCAATAAGTTTAATAACAGTCCATCTGCCGAATCGTGCACCTTCTTCAAATTGTGGTAATCGTTTACGAGCCATTGTTTTTACCGCAGCAGTCTCCTGCAAGATACATATTAACTGCTACTGCTGATATAAAGGATGCGAGACCGCATAGTGAGATTAGAAGTATTTCATTCATGGAAGACTCCTTAGTTATTTTTAAACATGCATTCTATCCTATCATGCCAAAACTTCTTAGCAAGATACTAAAACATTTTCTTGAATTGCATATTCCGGACCCTTAGTATCACCATCATAGCGATGAAATTAATAGGCGAGGTGCACTCTATGTTATTCCCTGAAGTTGGATCAAGTTTCTATGATGATAATGATAGGCGCATTATTGCCTTTATGGAGAATTTCTATAAACAAAACATAACCATGAACCAGGCATACTGGTATGAGGCTGATACCGATACGCGCTTCTACTGCAATGATCAGACGATTTGGGACGCATATTATGGAACATATCCAGCGGCATCTCGTAGATCTTTTGCTTTCAACAAGATACGTAGAATTATATCTATGATCGAAGGTCATCAGCGCAAGAATCGTAAATCTACTATCATCGTTCCACAAGAGAATGGTGATGAGGAAACAGCAGATCAGTATACAAAGCTTATTATGTGGGCCTATGGCAAAGAACAAGTGCTCGAGACAATATCAGAATCGTTCTTGGGTGCATTGGTATCAGGAATGAACTTGCTTCATGTATGGATGGATTATCGTAATGATCCGGTGAATGGTGATCTTAAGATAGACAACACAAGTTATAACTCATTTGTTATAGATCCATTCTTCAAGAAGGCAGACATGTCTGATTGTAATGGTGTATGGAAACGGTCATATCTTACTCGTGCTGAAGTATTATCCTTGATGCCTAACTATGCTGATATCATCATGTCACTATCGACCAATGCTTTTAGGGATGGCAAGTTTCAGTTTACACCTCAGCAATTTGATTTCAACAAAGATAACTTGATAACTTATGATGAGTTCTGGTATAGAGATTATCGTAAACAGACGTTGCTTGTTGATACTAAAACGGGTGAAACAACTGAATGGCATGGCAGTAATGAAGACTTGAAACGTTTCTTAATGTTTGCTCCAACTTTGACGACACTAATCACTGATATTCCAACAGTGAAACTAGCAATAGTCGCACAAGGAAAGGTGCTTTACAATGATGTTGATCCTAGTGGCCTTGATGTATATCCTTTTGTTCCTGTTTGGGCTTACTATACTCCTGAACTTCCTTACTTTCCTTACCGATGTCAGTCTGTTGTTCGGGACCTTCGTGACAGTCAGTATCTTTATAATCGTCGCAAAATTACGGAATTGGATATCCTGGAATCACAACTTACCTCCGGATACATCGTTAAAGAGAATACCGTTGTTAATCCTAAAGATTTATACAAAACGGGCCAAGGACAAATGATCTTCGTAAAAGAAGATGCACAGATGACTGATATTCAAGCAATACAAGCACCACAGATTCCACCATCTATGTTCCAGGCTTCTGATGGTCTTAACAAAGAAATGATGGAGATATCGGGCGTAAGTGAAGAACTACTCGGTGGAGCATCTGACGACATAGCGGGTGTTTTAAGCATGCTAAGACAAGGTGCTGGACTTACTACTCTTCAACGACTTTATGATCAGCTGGATAGATCTCAGAACCTGTTAGGACGTATTGCTCTTAAGTATATACAAGTGAACTGGACACCAGGCAAAGTAGCACGAATACTCGGTACTGAACCAAGTGAGCAGTTCTATAATAGAAAGTTTGGTAAGTATGATTCTGTTGTTGAAGACGGATTGAATACCAGTACTCAAAGACAGATGCAGTTTGCGCAGATGATTCAACTACGTCAACTCGGTGTGCCTATTACTGATGAAGATCTCATCGAATCAGCAACGCTGCAAGGTAAGAAGAAAATTGTAAAAAATATGCAAAAACGTCAGCAACAAGCAATGCAAATGCAACAACAACAGATGCAGATGCAGCAACAACAAGCAATGATGGATATGCAAGAAGCACAAGCACGTATTAAGATGACGGAAGCTTCAGCCGTTGCCGCAGATGGCTTAGGTGTTGAGCGTTTAAGTCGCGTGGCTGAAAATCAGGCATTAGTTGATGAGCGCAGGGCTAAAGCTGAACAAGCCCGTAGTTCCGGTGTTCTTGATATTATTAAAGCCGCTAAAGAACTTGAAACAATTGATATTGATCAAACTAAACAAGTTATAGAGCTCTTAGATCTTATCAATGCACAGCAAATGAAAGATAAGGCTGATAATAGCACTGATGTTGATGAAGCCTTATCTAAAATTCAGCAACAAAAAACTATGAATAATACTAGTATGGCACCCCAATCAGTGCTGCAACAATAATAGGAGTTACCATGGCAAAACATGGAAAAAAAATGAGTATGAGCGGCCGTAGTGTGAGAAGTCACGAAAAACATGGTCACCATAGTTCTGGATCACGTTCAAAACATCATGGTGAAGCAGGACATCATATTGCACATGAAGATCGTAGAGTGCCTGCTTGTGTTTATGAAGATATGAGTAAGACGGCGAATCTTCCAACGGATGTAATGATGATGGATTATCCAAATTTCCCATCAGTCCCACAAAGACTTGATGATTCTATCAATTATATCGATAGACAAATGCATAATGGTGTAAAAGGTATGACTAAACAAATTCTTGATAAGTCTTACTAAAATGCCAGTGATGAATCGTAAACATGGGAAAGCTCAAAGAATCTATGAAGATATTATGGGAACACCTCCTAATCAACATAGAGCATTAAAGAGAGATCCACGAATATCTGAGATGGATATTCAAAGAACCATGCTTGCTTTAGGTTTATCAGGTGGTGGGCAAAAGATGCTTATGGACAAACAAGATGGTGGCAATAATATGATGCCTAATTCTGGTAGTTCCATGTAAAATTGAGGTGAGTGCTGTAGGATTTTGCTTTACAGCATTCACCACTTAGGAACTTTATGAAAAAGAAACTTGAAAAGAAAGTTACAGTTGCTAAAGGTGTCAAAGTAAAACGTGGTACTGAAGAAAAGATGCGAGAAAAGAAGGGTTCATCAAATGCTGGAAAGTATAAAAATGTATCTCCAAAAGAATTCGCTGGAGCTGCTGGTGGGGCTAGTAAGTATAGTTTTCCTATTAATGATATTCGACACGCTAGGGCGGCATTATCTCGAGCACATTTTGCACCTGATCCAGAAGCCTTAAAGGCAAAAGTATACCGTAAATTCCCTGAACTTAAGAAACGTAAAGAAAAACGCGAAGGTAAGAAGGAAGAATAATGGCAATGCACAAAAAGAAAAAAGCTCCAATGCATAAGAAGCATAAAGAAATGGAAGAAAAGCATGAACACATGGAGAAACATCATGAAAAAGAACATGAAAAACATGATAAAAAGAAATCTCCCGCTAAGAAAAAGATGAAGAAAGCCATGAAGGAATTTGAGCATGGCGAACTTCATTCAGGTTCTAAAAAAGGACCTACGGTAACTAATCCTAAGCAGGCAGTTGCAATTGCTTACTCCGAGGCAAAAAAAGCTAAGAAGAAAAGGAAGTAAATGGCAAAGAAAAAGAAAGCTTCAGCATATCCAAAGACATCTATTAAAAAAGATGGCTATGAAATGCATTATGGTGTTGAGATTCAAGACATGATGGAAAAGGCTATGTATAAAGGTGCTGGAAGACGTCATCCAAGTGAAGATTTGAATAATGGTTATATTAAACCAGCAGATGAGCCTTTTGATGTATGCGCTAAACGAGATGCTGTTAAAGCATTCCACCGAGCTGGCCTTGATGCTTGATCTGGTGCTGATAATGATAAAGAATCAATGATGTATGCACGAGAAATGCGTATCGGCAAAAAGAAGAAGAAATAAGCTATGGATAAAAAGGAAGAAGGTTTAATTATAGACCCTAATGAAACTCCAAAGCCTAAACGTATCCTTAGTGGTATGAAAAATAAACAAGATCGTGAAACAGTCGGCAAAATCATAACAGATTTAAAAGCTCAGTATGATGAGAAAGATTTTGCCGATGTCTCAGAAATTGGTAAAGAATTAACCAAAGATCTTTGGCCAACAATATGGGAACATGTTCTTCAAAAGAAAGATGAACTTCAATGT